TTTGATGGGAATGGCCTCGATTGATGTTCAGATTCAGAAGTCTGAAATAGAGGCAAGCGCCGCTTCGAAAGACATGCAGGAGATCAAAACCCACGTTGCTGTAAATTGGTCGATTACTCCTGAAAGCGTAGTCAGTACCTATCAGCAGATTGGCGACGAAGATGATGTTCTCGATCGCATCATCTCCCCTGCGGTTAGCGAGGCATTTAAGGCAGCGATCTCAAAGAAGACTGCTGAAGAGGTGCTCGCCAAACGTATGGAGCTTAAGACTGAAATTGACGAAGTTCTGGCTAAGCGTCTCGGCGCGTATGGCGTTACCATGAAGGACGTTTCCATTGTTAACCTGACATTTTCCCCTGAGTTCACAAACGCTATTGAGGCCAAGCAGATCGCCGAACAACAGGCTCAGCAAGCGAAGTACACCGCGATGAAAGCGATAGAGCAGGCTAAGGCAGAAGTTAATTTGGCGAAAGGCCAGGCCGAAGCGCAAGCATTGCAGCGCTCAACGATTACTCCGGCTCTTCTTCAAAAGATGGCAATTGATAAGTGGGACGGGAAATTTCCACAATACATGGGCGCGCAATCGCTCCCATTCATTACGATGAAGGCAAGTCAGTAAATAGGTTTGGATCGTCGGCGTGCAGCCGGGGGAGGGTCGCAGGCACACTGCACATAGGTGAGAACCTGCTTATTATGCAAGCGTAAAGCTGGAAACAGCGAAAGACGTGACGACGCCGGGCGGGAATCCGGCCCGATCCAAAGAGATCACGCCACTGGAGGGGAAGTGAAAGGGGCACTAAAGGATATTGGAGCGGGAGCGCTGGGCTTTTGCTCGGGGCCGCCGCAGCAGCAACAAGAGTATCAAATCGCACGCAAAGCCCTAAAACCTTTTACCAACGGAGAGACGAAATGAAACTTCCTATCGAGATTGATCAGGCGATTTGCGACCAAACGGCACCGGATCCGTCCACCCCGTACCGCGATATTGTACTACTTGAGCGGGGAGCAGAGATCGCCCTCACCCATGTCCGGAGCGTGATCGATGCGACGAAGAATCGGGACGGAAGAGGGTATGACGAGACCGCGTCTCCGATACTTGACGAGGATAGAGAGTCCCTCCGCCAAGAACTATTAACCGCGCTTTGCCTAAAACCATTTACCAAGAAACCTGGGGGGGAGAGATGAAAAAACAGACTTGGATGCCGCACCCGGGCCATTTCTGTGCGGGAGAACAGTGCCAGTTCCGAATGAATACGCACGTCAATGGATACATCGTATCGACCGTAGGTGAACTTAAGTTGTCTCACAAGCACGACTCGAAAGAATTTGAGGACATTGGTTGGGGTCGAAAGTACGAGACGATGGTCTTCAAAGCTCAGAAGTCAAAACACAAGTGTTGTCCATATGTAATGAGCAGCGCAAGCGAGCTTGACACCGCCGGGTATAATACTGCCGACGATGCATATGCAGGCCACATGAAGATGCTGAGGAAGTGGGCTAAAAAATGACCTTCACCGAGAAACTAGACCTTTTTGAAAAGCTGGCGAAGGAGGCGACTCCAGGGCCTTGGCGTATGCATGAGTGCAACGGCCTGCACGACGGGCCTGCCGTAGATACTCTGTCGGGCGAATATGTCTGCACAACAGCGGAGGAGGCCGTCGAGGGGCTTCACGACGCCGCCTACATCGCAGCACTAAACCCCGCCGCAGTCTTGGAGCTGATCCACGCGTGCCGGGTGATGGAAGAGTCTCTGGTCGCCATCGCGCATTACGGGATTCCATACACTGCTGAGGAGTGCCGGTTTGAGGAGTGCCGGCTCTCTGCCCGCACCGCCCTAGCCGCTGTTAATCAGGAAAACAAGAAGGAAGCATGAAAAACCTCAGCATTGCTGATTTGCGCTTGTGGGAACCCTGTTATGACCCATCTCGGTACTTCTCCGAAGATTGGCAAGGTACTGCGATCGACATCCTGCGCGACGACCGCATCCCGCACGAAGATCGCCTTTGGGCAGTGCTTCGGACTGAGTTTGTTACCGAACGAACCATGCGACTCTTCGCGGTTTGGTGCGCACGTCAGGTGCAGCATCTAATGACTGATCCTAGGTCGCTAAACGCGCTTGATGTCGCTGAGCGGTTCGCGAACGGTAAAGCGACCGATGAAGAATTGACCGCCGCCCGGGCCTACGCTCGGGCCGCCGCTCGGGACGCCGCTCGGGACGCCGCTTGGGACGCCGCTCAGGATGCCGCCCGGACGGCCGCTCAGGACGCCGCTTGGACCGCCGCCCGGGCCTACGCTCGGGCCACCGCTTATGACGCCGCTGAGGCCACCGCTCAGGCCGCCCAACGCGCGAAACTAATCGAGATGATCGAAGCTGAAAACAAGAAGGAGGAATGAGGGGATGAGATTCTTCACGATACCAGACCTATTCGATAAATTTGAATGTCTTGTCACAGGACACGAATGGAGAGCTGATTATGTTCGAAACGGATACTACTGTAAAAACTGCGGAGCGCGAAAATGACCCGCACCAAGAACCAAGGCCCTAAGAAAAAGAAACGTGCGTTGAGCGCACACGAAATGGCTGAGCGGTTCGCTCGTAGGGCTTACCGTCGGCTCGGTCACACTGCGCCGAACGATGCTAGATGTGCGGTCGATTACTACAGCTACTGCTATCTCAAAGGAATGCAAGCTGGACTCCGTTTGGCCGCGAAGAAGGAAACCCCATGAATAAAGACCAAGGCCGAGAGGGGAAGGTATGAAGCACGAACTAAAGATATGGCCGCAGTTTTACAAGCCCGTCTCCGAGGGCCGGAAGACGTTCGAGATTCGTAAGAACGACCGTGGCTTTCAGGCTGGTGACTGGGTATCGCTGAACGAGTGGGAACCGAGTGCGGGCTGCTACACGGGTGCAGCCCCGCTCTGCTTCACCATCGGGTATGTTCTTCCGGTAGACGCCGAACGCGTGGTGTTCTCGCTTATTAAGGAAACCCCATGAATAAAGACCTAGAAAAAAGAGCGGAAGTGCTGGCGCGGGAGTACGCGACCGATGACCGTCTAGTTATTCCGTTCACACCGCAGTTTTACACGTCCTTTCTAGCTGGCTTCCGCGCGTGCCACGCCGAGATGACGAAGCTTCCACCGGTGGATAGCGGACCCACGCCATCTATTCCGCTCGACGACCCGCCTCACGATATAGCTGCCCACGGCGGACTATCCGCAAAAATGACCGGCTACGTTGACGGTTGCCGTCGATGCGCATTTTTGTTTCCTGAGCGCGCCGCCGCAGAACTCCCGCAAGCTCCCGCAGTCGGTGGGGATGAGGAGGCCGCTGATAAGTCCGCGCAAACTTACCAGAGAGAGCAAAAAGACCATTACTACAAGAAGCCGTGGCGGCACTACTACACCGGGTTTATTGACGGCATCGCCTACGCCCGCCGCCAAAGCGCCCAGGATCTAGAGGCTAGGATAGCTGAGGCGGTGGAGGCGGAACGGGAGCGGGTAGCTGAAATTCTACAGCCCATTCAACATACCTGCGGATATGCATCTATGTTTTGGATAGCTTTCGAGAAGATTATGCGTCCGAATAATCCGGTCTTCAACCCACCCGCCGAGAGCGAGGAGAAAACGAAATGAGTGGAACTTACAAAGACGGTTTTTTAATTGGAGGGCTGATAGGGATTTTTCTCGGCATCCTATTGAGGGCTATTTCAGAGCGCTTGGAGAAAGACCGATGACCTCGACCCAAGAACAAACTGACCGGGACGATGCGGATAGGTACGTCGAGGACGTAGAGCAAAAGAAGTACCGCTATAGGTACACGATCGATGCTGCCGCTTTCGATGGATTCCTCGCAGGACGCACCTCCTGTCCGTGTCGTAAGGGGTGCCCAAACGAGCAGTGGGAATGCGCGAAGGAAATTCGCACTCTCCAGAGAGAAAACGCTGACATCCTCTCCGACCTAAAGCTGGCTCACAAGGATTTAGAGACGGCGGGGGAGTTGCTGAAGAGAGCTTACGAGTCGTTGGGCGATTATAAACCCGCGCCTCAAAGCAATGCCGGGAAGGTCCTACGCGATATTTTCGCCTACTTGGAGAAAACGAAATGAAAGATGTAAGCATCGAGGACAACGAGTGGCATCCGCTGTGTGACCTGGATCGCGTGATCGAAGTCCTAAAAGACTTAGCTGAGCCCGACCCTCACGGGAAGGATGGCAGCGAGATACCGGGCCTCAGATACTGGACCTGGATCAAGAACACAAAATGCAAGTATGTCAGCATCCGAATCGACATGCGTGACGGTGGATTCGTACTTCTCGACCGCGGTGGTAAACGAGTTCTCTTGAAAGATATTGAGCATCAAGCCAAATGGGGAGGCCCCGTGACCCCGACCCAAGAACAAAAATCCCTGGCCTATCAACCCATCCGTCGAGAGCGGGGATATTAAGTAGAGACTCCCATAATCACCTCTTGGAGCGCTAACACTCGTGCAGCTCCTCGATCTCTGATCGCAGTGATCGATTCAACATCCTTGGTCTTAAGCGCTAAGATAGTCTCGGCCAAAGACTGATTCGCAGGATCAGCTAGGACAGGCAGAAGATTTCCCATAAGTTCCGCATTGATGTCCTTTGATAACGATTCAGGCTGACGAGATAAGCAAATGTAAGTCTTTATGATTTGCGCATCAGTAACGTCTATCGATACTGGATCCTCATCTCCGCAAGGTACCTGAAGTGCCACCGCAATGGCGATTTGAATATCTGCGCTAGCGATCGCTCCGGCTATAAATAACGCGTTCTTTTTTTTGAGAGTGAAGATCATACAGAGGTCACCGTTTCCCAAGATGCGCCGGTATAGACGCAAAGCTTTGCTAAAGTTGTGTCAAACAGGACTAATCCTGTCGCGGGGCTAGCGACTGCGTTCTTTTCCGAGGTCGTCATTCGTGGCGGTAAGAATCCGCGCGTGGTCGAGTTAACATCAAGAATCGATGAGGCGTCAGGCGTTGGAGTCCCTATTCCCGTTGAGCCGCTTTTTAAAATGGTCATGGCGTCTAGCTCTGCGCCTGGCTGGCCTATGCCAACATTGAAGATCCGATCATCTTCATAGAAAGACTCAGAGGACATCGGGGTATAGCTAGTCCCGTAACAACCGACTGAAAACTCTGCATAAGATAGCGACTGTATACCGTCGCCAGATGCTGAAGAGTATGCTCCGCTGCTCGTATTGCCGCTACCGAAGCAGAACGAGTTATATCCAGACGCTACGTTTAGATAACCGAACGTGGCTGACAGTGCTGCGGTGACCATATTTGAGGCGCCGTAGCAGAATCCTCCATAATCTCCAGCTCCGACGATCGAATTTGAGCTGCCAAAAAGCGCTGAATAGCTAGAGTCCGAGAAGTTTCCACCGCCGCCAGCAAAAGAACCATCCGATCCTTCCACAAGGTAATTCGTCAGGCCTAGCGCGACTCCATAACTGGAGAGCACTACGTTTCCGTACCCGATCGATACGGACGAATACCCTCTTGCCACGGATTGGTCGCCTCCGCTTATTGCTGAATTTGCGGATGATGCACAAGAGTAACCAACAGCTGCAGAAAACCTACCGGACGCAACTGATTGTTCTCCGAATGCAAATGAGGATTGTCCTGACGCAGTACACGATTCACCGCCAGCCCAAGAGTAATCTCCTATGTTGGAGTTGTTCCACTGACTCCCCGAAACGTATCCGGAGCGGAATGCGGACTTCCTAGGATACCACAAAAGTCTAGTGCCGCTTCCGATAGACGGCTCAGTCCACCCTGTGCCGAATGTTCCTGGCGCATAAATTGATGGGGATGTAATTAGTTTGTTTGTTTTATCGAAGGTGAAAGACGAGTCCCCTGCAAGCGTTCCTAGATCGTTGTACTGGATATAGGTGTTAGATCCGCCGACCGTTCCGCTAGAAAGAAGATCAATCCCGCCGACGATATCCGACGAAGTAGAGTCGAAGTTCCTAAGTTTTTGCTGAACGCGGTAGATGATTGCTACGGGATAAGACGAAGGCGTTCCAGTAAAAGCCCAATTACCGTTAGAGTCAAAAGTAGTTGCCACCACTGCGCCAAGCGACGTGACCGCAGAAACGTAATTAGGTTTACCGCCCGAGACTTGAGAGACGACGGCATCCGTGGTTCCTCCAAAGTCATCGAGGACGACCGAGGAAGCCTGAGGGATTGTAATCGTGCCGCTTGTTCCTGAGCTAATGATCGCAAATCGGGTCGTTCTGACATATTTTTCACCTGAATTGTCGACGCCGGTAATGATCGGATAGGTTACCGTTGCCATTTAAAACACCATGTAAAGGGAAACCGATGCGCCCGTTCCGGAAATGGAAGTCACTTCACCGCGAGCCCATCCCCACGATGCGGTCATATTGAAACCGTCAGTCGCGAGAGTCGTCCCGAGAGTGAGCGAGATGGTTCCTGCAAGAATCCAATCGACGTTATTATTTGAAACTTTTACGTCAACGCTGACCGCTCCAGTGCCCGACGTCGTTTTTCCGGTGAGCTGGAATGTTTTGTTTCCTGTCTTAGTTCGCTCAGCAGCGCCAACGACCGGATCGGTCGCGTCCATAAGAAGATATATGTTACGGTTCAAAGTATCACCCGTTACGACGCTTTTGATTCGGTTTTGTCGATCGCCGCCAACATCAGCTCGCGGAGCTTTTTGCAGAATCGGCGGTTACTCTTTTGCTGTAACTCATCGTACTTCAATTTATAATTTTCAGGAATCCACAGAGTGATTGGCTTGAGATTTTCAGCCTGGGTTTCGTTCGCGTTGATACTAAAGTTTTCCATGACCGAATCGAGCGAATTAGTTTCCATGATTTTAATCTATCGGCTTCTTTAATTAATCTAAAACTAAAGATTTTCTTTAACTTTACTAAAGTTAAATGAGCCTTAGTTTTATAGCATGGAGAAGTTTGAGAACGACGACACGAGCGAGCGAATCGAAAGATTTTGCGAGGCTATGCTGATCGAGCCGAATCAGACAAAGGCCGCGATCAAGGCGGGATATTCCGAGAAGACGGCGGTAAATCAAGCGTCTAGGCTCCTAAAAAATCCTAGAGTCCAAAAACGCCTAGCTGAGCTAAGGGCTGAGCGTTCCGAGCGCGTAAAGATCGACGCGGACTATGTTCTCACTACTATCCGGGACACTGTCGAGCGTTGTCGCCAGGCTGAACCCGTAAAGGATCGCCAAGGTAACCCGGTGTTGGTTGAGGTCGAGGGTGGTGAGTGTGTCCCGGCCTTTCAGTTTGATTCGAACGGCGTGCTGCGTGGGTGCGAGCTACTTGGGAAGCATTTAAAGCTCTTCACCGATAAGCATGAGCATTCCGGCCCGGATGGAAAGCCCATTCAGATTGATGTCTCTGAACTCACTGACGATGAAGTTGAGGCCAGATTTAATGAATTGATTGCAAAGGCTGCTGCGGGGCCTTCTTGAATACTGCGTATAAAACCCTCGATTTAAACAAGCCCGCCGACGCTTTGGTTTATATCAAGGGCTGGATTGAAGCTGACGATGCTCCTTTGATCAGGCTAGAGGAAGGAACAAGCGAGGACTATCTCCGGGTAGCCATGCAGCTCTTCGTTTTTTACGACCCACGAGAGCCGGCTGGAGGGGTGCTCCATTGAGCGGAGTAAGTCACGACGAGAAGCTTGAGCTGATCAGGCTCGCAGAAGAGCGTAAAAAGCGGCAACTTGTCGAATCCATCGACTGCTCGAAGATGAGTCGCGAGGAATCAAATGAGGTTTACCGAGAAGTCATTGCGTCGGATAACAAACGCGCTCAGCGGAAACTTTGCAAAGAGGATCTTTTTTTTCTGCTCACGATCGGGCTGAAGCGTAAGGACGTTGACCGGGACTGGCTCTATGCTCGGTGCCGAGAGGTTCAGGCAAGCCCAGACGGTCACCTAGATCTCTGGGCGCGCGAGCACTATAAGTCCACGATCATCACGTTCGCGAAGTCGATCCAAGACATTTTAAGAGATCCGGATCATACGACTATCGGAATTTTTAGCCACACGCGGCCAAACGCAAAGGGGTTTTTAGAGCAGATTAAGCGCGAGCTAGAAACAAACGTTTACCTAAAGGCACTCTTCCCGGACGTCCTTTACCAGTCGCCGCAGTCAGAAGCTCCGAAGTGGTCGCTTGATGGCGGGATCATCGTAAAACGAAAATCCAATTCAAAAGAAGCCACCATTGAGGCGTGGGGCCTTGTGGACGGTCAGCCCACTGGAAAGCACTTCACGCTACTAGTTTATGACGACGTCGTGACTAAGGAGTCAGTGAGTACGCCTGATCAGATTAAGAAGACGACCGAAGCCTGGGAGCTTTCACTAAACCTTGGCGCGGACGGCGGGCGATCTCGTTACATCGGTACTCGCTACCACATGCACGACACCTACCAGGCGATGATGGATCGCGGATCCGTAAATCAGCGGGTATATGCGGCTGCTAACCGCGCCGGGGATCCAGTTTTTCTTTCTGCCGAGGCGCTTCATAAAAAACGCCGGGATATGGGTCCATATACCTTCTCATGCCAAATGCTCCAGGATCCGGTGGCGGATAAGGCGATGTCCTTTAAGGTGGAGTGGCTGAAGCGTTATGAGACGTTGGGCGACACGTCGAAGTGGAATAAATATATCCTCGTCGATCCTGCGAGTTCTAAAAAAAAGACCGGCGATTACACCGTCATGTGGGTGCTCGCCCTTGCTCCGGACAATAACTATTATGTAATCGACGGAGTTCGCGATCGTCTGAACCTGACCGAGCGCGCGAGGAAGATATTTGAACTTCATTTGAAACACGAGCCGAATGGGGTGGCCTATGAGCGGTACGGAATGCAAGCCGACATCGAGCACATCAAGTCGGAGATGGAGCGAAGGAACTACCGTTTCAATATCACCGAGGTCGCTGGCTCCATGCCGAAAGAAGACAGGATTAAGCGGCTAATACCTGTTTTTGAGCAAGGCCGGATATACCTACCTGCGCACATGGCTTACCTCGATTATGAGGGAAATACTCGGGACATAGTCAAAGCCTTCATTGATGACGAATATCTGGCGTTCCCGGTCTGCATTCACGACGACATGCTGGATTGCATGGCGCGCATTCTAGATCCGGTAGTCGGTGCAGAGTTCCCAAAGAAGATTGCGCCTCAACCTGTTCGATCACTCTACTCCTCTGGCGGTGGGCTGGGCTGGATGGGGTGAGTACTTTCGCTAACATCCATATGACTAGAGCCATTAATATTACGATAGAAATGCGCTCAAATAGTTTGGATTCCTTGACGAGACTCATTCAAAAGCCTTGAGCGCCGCAAGGCAGATCGCGTGCGGGGCGGAGTCTGAGAATTCTTCAGTGGAGCTATGCTTTGTAAGATCGATTTCGCACCTCCACAATTTAACGAATGCCTTAGATGCGTCTAAACCCACCGCGCTATTGACGGTGATATGCCTCGTCTGCGCGAGCTTCTCCACCACCTTCCACGCAGCGGAAATATCCTCGCTGTAGTTCGGAACCGGATAGCCTTGAGGATCCGTACCTCCAGGCCGTACCTCGCCGATATAGATCCAGTCGTTTCCGTGTTTTCGCACGTCAAATCCCATCACCTTTTCCGCTACCAACGCATCCAACTCTCTTCCAACCTTCATATTTTCCATGCGTCCACCTTATACCAAAAACAATTGCTGCCCTATAGCGTCACTATAGATTTTCTTTAAATCTCTTTAACTATCCTAAAGAAGTCACTCATCCACGATTGATATGTGGCAATTACCGATGAGCATTCTAGGGACGAAACACCCGAGAACGAAGACGAAGATATTCTAGTCGAGGCGAAAAAGCGTCTCGCACTCATCGAGGAAGCCGAAAGAGATATCCGCCGCCTCGCGCTTGATGACTTAAAGTTTCGCGCGGGCGAGCAGTGGCCTGAAGCTGTAATCGCCGAACGTCAGCGAGATGGCCGACCATGTCTAGTCATCAATAAAATTCCTCAGTTCATTAACCAGATCACAAATGATCAGCGCCAAAATAGGCCGTCGATAAAAGTGCATCCGGTTGACGATTTCGGTGACGTCGAAACCGCAAAGATCATTCAGGGCCTGATTCGTCACATCGAGTACAACTCGGGCGCTGATGTTGCTTATGACCGCGCTTTTGAGGGCGCTGTTATCGGTGGCCGTGGATTCTTTCGAATCGTCACTCAGTACGTTGATGAAATGTCCTTCGATCAGGAAATCCTGATTAAGAGCATTCGAAATCCGTTCTCGGTTTTCTTTGACCCGTATTCGACTGAGCCAGATGGATCAGACGCAAATTTTGCATTCATCACAGAAGACCTGTCTCCGGAAGAGTACAAGGCCAGGTTTCCAGGCTCTGAAATGGCGTCAAAAGATGCATGGGCGGCCGTTGGAAATAATGCTCCGGGGTGGGTTGGCTCCGATACCTGCCGAGTCGCGGAGTATTTCTGCAAGAAAATGGAACCTAAGCAGATTTGTCTGCTTAGCGATGGCCGAGTCGTCGAAAAGGACGCCATCGAATCTGGACTTCCTCCGGGCCTAGTCGTCGTTCGCGAGCGCGAGGCGATGGTTCCTGTCGTTAAGTGGTTCAAAATGAACGCCGCTGAAATTCTCGATCGCGGCGAATGGATCGGTAAATATATTCCGATCGTGCCAGTTTACGGCGCTGAACTTGACGTTGACGGCGTTCGTATCCTTGAAGGCATCGTTCGCCACGCCAAGGATCCTGCTCGCATGGTGAACTATTGGACGTCCGCCGAGACTGAGGCAATTGCTCTCGCTCCGCGCGCTCCGTTCATTGCAGCTGAAGGACAGCTTGAAGGTTACCAAGCGGATTGGGATTCCGCGAACCGTCGCAATCACTCAGTACTCAAGTACAAGCCGACGTCGCTTAATGGTCAGCCTGTTCCTCCTCCTCAGCGGAACTCGTTTGAGCCAGCAGTCGGAGCAATTTCTCAGGCTCGTATGCTAGCGGCGGATGACGTTAAATCCGTTACCGGCATCTATGACGCCTCACTGGGTAACCGAAGCAATGAGACAAGCGGCGTAGCAATTCAGCGTCGCAATAATCAGGCTCAGACGTCCAATTTCCATTTCGTCGACAATCTCACGCGCTCGCTTCGACACGGCGGACGGATCATCGTCGATCTATTGCCTAAAATTTACGACACTGCACGCGCCGCTCGCATCATCGGTGAAAACGACGAGCAAAAGGTCGTAAAGATCAATCAGCCGTTTGAAGAGGACGGTAAGGAAGTCCTCTATAAGCTAGATACTGGCAAATACGACGTGACCATTGACGTCGGCCCTAGCTACGCGACGAAGCGCCAAGAGTCGGTCGCGTCTATGCTGGAAATGACCCGAGCATATCCTGCGCTCTTCCAAGTCGCTGGCGACCTTCTCGCAAGAAACATGGATTGGCCAAACGCTCAGGAGCTTGCCGAGCGACTTAAGAAGACTTTGCCTCCGGGCCTTGCCGACGACAAAAAAGGTCAGCAAGAGATTCCGCCTCAAATCCAAGCCCAAATGCAGCAAATGGGTCAGATGGTCGAGCAATTGACCGAGAAACTCAAAGAGGCCCAAGAGGTCCAAGAGCAGAAACTGCTCGAACTCGAATCCAAAGAGCGCATCGAATTTAAGAAACTGGAAGTCCAGCTCGAAATCGAGCGCGCAAAGCTAGACGCAAAAGACAGCTTGGCGCTTCTCAACGCCGAGATTGCTGGAATCGAAAGCCGCCTCTCCATGCTCGGCGTTAACGAGCCGATCGAGCGCGAAGAATCCGAAGAATATGCCCATCAACCCGTTGGCGCCATGGGCGCTGAGTACGGGTCCGAAGGCATGAACCCTACTGGCGGGGAATCACCAGGCTCTCTCCTTGAA